CACACCAGAACCAATCTCTGGATGAAAAGGTTTCTCATAGTGGTTAAGTAAAACTAAATTTCTAATAGATCTCTTAACTGCTTGAACATCAGTAATTATATTGATGTCAGTATTGCCACCATTTTTACGAAAGAATAAATCTAAGTCACTATATTTTTGTGAGTTTCTTTCACTGTCATTTACAGTTTGTGCATCGTAATATGATTTTGATGTGTTCGCCATTAGCAAGTCCTTTGTAATATAACATATTTATAACGAATCTAGTAATAGTTAGATAACTTTTAAGTAGGAACTGCTCTTCCAAGTTCTGCATACCAATCATTTAATTCAAATGGTTCGATGTTTGGATTACTTTCAGTATAATCATAATCACTATCATAACCTGTAACTTCTTTTAAATATTTGTCATATAAAGTTTTATCAGCAAGTGGATTCTTTTCAAACTCTTCTAGTTTAGGAAACTTTGACGCATCTAGTTTTATAAAGTTAGTTATCTGATCTTCTGTATAATCTACAACTACTTCTTTAACATAATCAAACCTGCCATTATTTCTCATTCGTTGTCTATCTCTTGCCCTTTTTTGTTCATCTGTTGTTCCACCAGCATCCTTGACTATAAGTGCTGCTGTCATTGCCTTTGCTTTTTTTAGTGCCCCATTGTGCCCATAGGATGCTATTTTTAAAGTAGGTATACGATAATCTTCTTCGGTGTCTACTTCTTTATCAGCAAGAGTAACATTTTCTGCGAATGAAGTTTGAACTTTTGGTTGTTCTACACCATCTATTACAGTGGATACACTTGGTACAGTTACATTAGGTGCTGAACAAGCATCTCCTTTTAATAGTGTGTCTACATCAAAGTCTGGAAAATTACTTTTAAGTCCTGCTACTTTTAATAATGACTCTGGATTAGCAGCACCTAAACTAGTTCTTAAATTTTGAATTGATTTTAATTGATTTTGTAAATCTAAATCTGGAACTAAGTCTGCCAAACTAGAAGGATCTAGATTTAATAATGCGTCTACATCTATACCTGGAAACTTGCCTTTAAGTGATGAAACTGCTAACAATGACTGTTGACTAGCAGCACCTAAATTAGATTGTAAATCTTTAATTGATTTTAATTGGTCTTGTAAACCTAAGTCTTGTATACTAGGTAGTTCTGGTACTAAACCTTTTGCCTTATTTTTTAAAGAATCTATGTTACCTTGTACAGAAGATAACATCCCTGTTGGGTCTGCTTCTTCTTGTATCTTTGATAACAAAGTATCTTGAAAAGAATCTACCTCTGTTAATAGACTATTAAGTTTCTCATTAGATCCGCATGCTTTTGCTGTTAAATCTTTAAAGTTTGCCATTGTTCTTTCCTATGCTACTGGTGCCAGTGTGTTACCTTGTACAGTTGCATCTACACCAGTGTCTGGTTGTCCATGTACATGACCTGTAAGTTCTATCGCAGTACCACCACCATTCTTCGCAGTAACTGTGCTTGAGTTACCACTAAACAATAATGTACCAACTGCTTCTGATTTAATATTCATATTTGTTCCTGCTTTTAAATTAGTTACAGTTCCAGATATAAGATCTATATTGGCAGCACTAAATGCAGTCAATCTTTTGTCACTAACTAATGACGATTCTTCAACAGATTTAATTAATGATTGACCTGTAACACTTAAAGTAAACGAAGCACCAACTTGTCTAACATCATTACCAGCAACTGTTACAATAGAATCTTTATTCGGCGAATCTTCGCGTGTTCCTATTGCTCCTGAAATACCACCCTCAATACTAAATGTATGATTACCTCTAATCACTTCTTCTAAGTTACCACCACCTTTTTTTGTTTCCCCATCATCGACTTGCTTTGCACCAATTTTTACTTTTTCATTACCATCAATTTTCCTTGTAAAATCTCCACCAACTTCTAAAACATAATCTCCTTTAACTCTATGTCTTAGAGTTCCGTCAGTTACTACATTAGCATTACCCATAATATAAACATTAGAATCACCAGTAACAATAAGATAATCGTCTGCTCTTTGGTCTTCAATATCACCACCAACTCTTACAGTTCTAGTAGTGTTTGTTATTTCTTCGTAAGTACCATTCTTGTGTTGTCTTAATAATCTTTCACCATTAGGTGTATCATCTATTTCTAGTATGTGCCCAGACTCAGATTCGTGTACATGATTAAAAGGATAGACACCTGTGTTTGTTTCATCTGTAGTTTCTACACCTCTAGGATGCGGTTCACTAAAGGAAGATGCTGTTTCTGTTTTACTTTTATCATTTACAACTTTTAAGTCTGGTTTGATTGCAGTTTGAATAGTAGGTGTTTCTGATCTATTACCTCTCCTTTCAATTAATGCCCTATGACCTTCAGCATCAACTCCTCTAGCAAGTTTTGATACATCCGATTCATCTAAACTATGAAATGAATGTTCTACACTATCAGTAGGATACTTTCCTGTTGGATCGTTAAAACCTTTTGTTGTGTCTGGAGTAGCAGATGGATATCCTGGAAGTGTACCCATGATAATTGGTTGTTGTTTTTCTACTGCGTCACGAAAGAATCCAATAACCCATGTGCCTTCTACTAGAAAACTTGGAGTGTTTCCTAAACCTTGCATTGCTGGATCGGTAACAGGGTGCATGACATGTGCCCAAGGAAGATCTTCCGTAGGAATGTCTGTTAGTTTTTCTGAATGGAAACCCAAACAACGAACTTGTACTCTACCAAGTTTTGCTGGGTCTTGTCTATTCTCAACAACTCCAGTGAACCAGACAAAACCATCTAGTCCCATAAAGTAAGATTCGCTCATTAAAAAATACTCCAATGTTTCAGAGTATTTATATAAGTTTAATAAACGATTTTAGTGATTAGTTCTTCACGCATTAAAGTTATACCCATCTCAAACATCTCTATCATAAAACTCAACATCTTTTGTTTCATAACTTCATCAGTTATCAATGGCATACAACTATATCCTGTATCAATATAATCCATAGTTACTCCTTAAAAATCTATACATCTGCCTTTCATTTCCCAGTCATCATATCTAGTAGGTTCTAATCCTTCTGTCCTACCACCTATCTCTTTCATCTTTTCTTCATAATAAATATTTCCAGCATAACAAACTCTTTCACCATCAGTTTCATTTTTAGGAACTTCATGTTTTATCCAAGATGGAAAAAATATTAACTCACCTTCTTTTGGTTGTATCTCTAAATTGCTATCAGTAAATACTAGAGGTGGATTATTTTTAGGCAATGACAAATAATAAACAAAAGTAAATAATGCTGGCCAATGATTATGTGGTGTAGCAAGACCATCTGGTTCAGTTACTATACCCCATAACTCACTTACAAAAAAGTTACCATTTAATTCTTTATCAAAATAATTTTTCATATATGATTTAGAAATCTTAGATAATGTTGTAGTCAATTCCTCAAAGTCATCAGCATATTCTTGAAATAAATTCCAAGTGCTCATGTTATAATTTTGAAAACCAAAGTCAGTTCTTTCTTTGGATAAGTTAGATACAATCTCGTTAAGATTGTTACGACAAATACTTTCTAGTCTTTCATCCTTTCCTAAAAAATATTTCTCTATTGTGTACTCATTACTGAGTGTGTGGAATATTGTCTTCATCTTTATGCTGTAGTGGGACTGATAATGAACCATATCTAATGTATTGTTGTTTTGCTGTTGCTTCAACTGAAACATAACTAACAAAAGAAGGATATAAGAAAAGTCCTCTATCTTGGAGAGGAATAACTTTATCCTCTTCAATAGGTGCACCTATACGAACATTAAACGCATGCTTTTCGCAATATATCCAAGATATTAATCCTGGAAGACATCTCGGTAATGCACTCTTATCACCCTCATTTAAATCAAAACCCCACTCGCCTTCTATCTTTGGTTCTGTAACTTCAGTGTAAGATTGTACATATTTATTATGTCCACTATCAAACATCTGTTCAGAAAAACTTTGCCCAACAGATATTAATGTTCTTTCAAAGTTTTCATTTATTCTAGCAACAACTAAAGGGTAAGATTCTGTGACTGTCACAATCTCTTGTTCTTTTTTTAATTCTAAGATTTCAGACATATTGATTTTATTACTCCTATCACTTGTTCATAATTTTGACACCATGCTAATGCGTGTGCATCAATCTCTTTTAGAGGATGTAGTATAGAATCTGGATGTACCATAATAAATGGTTTACCATTTGCATATAAACACCCTGCCTCAAAGGCAACATTCCATTGACGATAAAAATCTAAATGACCACCCTGACCAAAAGTAACAATACCAATATCGCATTCTTTAATCAGTGTTTGGATTCTTGCTTGATTTATTTTGGCAGATTTATTATCTCTCCAAAAATAATCTTTAGAATTTTCTGCACCCATATGTTCTGGTTTGTCGCAGAATGGTTCTAGAGTATCACCAGCAGCATCTGACTCATCATGATTACAATTAGCAGAAGTGAATTCAATAGGCAAGTCATCTGCCTTTGCCATACTCTTTAGAGTCTTTCTCCAATTAGTGTGGATTTCACCACTACAATATATGTTCCATGTTTTCATATTTCTTTACAGGTTATAATCTTCAACTTTTAGTTGCTTAAATTTCCTTCGTGTCTTAGAGAAAGGAATAGGTTTTTTAAATTTAATAATCTCATTCGTTCCTTCTTTTATATAGGCAGAGATTTTACTATTCTCATAAAAGTATATATGATTAGGAATATTATCTTCTCCCCAATCAGTTGTTTCTTGTAATGCTTGCATCAAGACCTCCCATAAGGTGATATGTGTTCAACAGAAATGTTACAGTAATCTAAGAAACCAATACCAGCATTCTCACGATAAGAGTGTCGATAGAATACTTCTTTAATCCCTGCAGCATAAATCATTTTGGCACACTCAATACAAGGTGAGTGTGTAATAAACATTGAAGAACCTTCGCCAGATTCACCAGACCTTGCCAATTTAGCAATGGCATTTAATTCTGCGTGTAATACTTCAGGTTTTGTTTTGCGAATCTCATCACCATAATCGTCAATGAATGTAGACTCACATTCATTGTCCCACCCAGCAGGTGTGCCATTATATCCAATAGAAATAATGCGATTGTCTTTAACAATCACACAACCAACCTTTAGATTTTTAGCAGAGGATAAACTCGCATACTGCTCCGCAACATTCATGTGTGCGTCAATAAATTTCTGTTTCATAATTTCCTTTATTTGTCGACTACATGTGACGGAACAAAGATTTTAATTCTGGATTTTAATTTTTCAATAGCATTGACTAATTCAGTGTCATCAATTAAATAATCGTGATTAGAATTTGTATTGTATTGTTCAATAAGATTTTGTAGATCTATTTCTAAACCATCTACTAAAGTTTTTGCTGTACTATTTAATTCATCTAATGTCATATTATACCTCTCTAAAAATAAAATAAGGATAGTTTTTCTTTTTAGAGTTTAAAACTACCAAAACATTAACTCGCAAATTTGGTTTTGTTATTTTAAGTCTGTACAAACCACCACGCACATGTGGAAAAATCAGACTAAACTTTATCTCACCTCTAACATAGACATGGGAACTGAATAACTACTACCTCTCATATCAACTAAACATTTTGTTCTTTTAACTTTAGTGACAACACCTTCAGTCTTTTTAGTTTTTTGAACAACCCAAACTTTAGCACCCACAACAAGTGAAGTCTTTGAGTTAAATGTTTTTAATTCTTGAGCAAAATTTATTAAGTCATTCAATTCTGAGTTACTCATTTTACCCATTTCTACTTTCATATCTCTACTAATCTCTAATATTTGTTGCATATTTTATACCTCTCTCAATTAATACAATTCTAAATTATAAAATTCATGTTCAGCATACAGTTCTACTAACTCTTGCTGGTCATCATCTAAATGTAGACCTGAATGAAAAGATAATTCTTCTAAATCTCTCATGACATTCATATCTACTTCTTTAACTTTTAATTCTACTTCTTCTAAAAACTTTTCAAAACTCATATAACCTCTCTTTTTTATTAACTATACACCTATTATGCCTGAGTGCACGAAAAATGTCAAGCATTATTTTTTTTGTAAGGTATTGATTTATAAGGAGTTATAAAATAATTTTAAAATAATTTATCCAAAGAAAGATTCTAGAGATGGTTTTTCCTCAACTGCTTCGGGATGATACACTCCAAGCATATCCACACCACCATGCTCTCTCAGATATTCATACCACTCATCACTGTCCCACATCTTTTCAGATACACCATTCCATAGATGTTTCCAGAGAGGATGCGATTTATCTTTTCTACGATAGTCTACAAAGTTTCTACGAAGTGTTTCATACTCCCAAGATCCAAGTTCCAACATCTTTTCTCTGAAGTAACAAACCAATGAGATTCTTTCCATGTCTTCAATCGCAACTCCCTCAGGTGGAAGTAGTTTAGTGTTACCATGTATGCCACCATGATTGTTAATGAGTAGTAAATCTCCTGGACGAATGTTAATCCCAACACGAAACTCTGGGAGAACTAGATATCCACCTGTCCAGTTTTTATCTTTAGCAACCACTGTTAGATTAGAGAATCCTTCATTTAAATCACCAGCATCTCGATGACATGCTGTTCTAAAGTTTTTGTTTACAGTGATAGTTGTAAATGGTGTATCCTTACCAGCAACTCTAAATCTTTCATCAAGTTTATTCGCAGCATTTAATTGAACACCATATCTTTTAGGAACTAGATTAGCAAACTCATTAGAAAGTTTTCTCATAAAAGGATAACACTTCTCAAAGGTATCACGATTGTGTTCAGTATAAGAAGTCGCACGACCATAAGGTATACGAGGATATCTATCAAAGAATCCAGCAATACCAGACAACACAACATTAGCATAAGTTGTATCAGAAATAAATGTAGACTTAATTACATTCGCATCTTTAGATGCTTCTTCAAGACCCATTACTTTCCACTCTTCAACTTTATCTTTGAAGAATGATTTATAATTATAACCAGCATCGTCAATCTTTGTACGCAACCAAACGATACCTCTAGTTGTTCCTTCGCTGTTTAAATATTTTTGTTTGATGTTTTCAATAGGATCGCCTTCTTCCTCAAACAATGTGCTACTGTTTGGACGATTAATAAAATAATCCATAACTTCAACTTGCTCATCAGTACACCAATCTCTTTGTCCTTGCGATTCACCTTTCGGACCTGCTGCCATTCCACGATTCTGTGTAGGTTGTGCTGCTCCAAGTAAACCATCATAAGCACCTAACTGTTCATCGGCAGTAAAAATATTTTTACGATACTTAAAGATAATATTATCTTCATTGTTAACACCAGCAAAATTAGATGGGGCATAGAAGTCAGTATCTTCTTCAACTATAAAATCCCAATCAGTATCTTCCATATAAGTACCGATCTTATCTTCACAATCTGCCCAGAACTTGGCAGTAACAATACGAATACCATCTTCGTATGTTATATCATATTTGGTTTCATTAATCTCACCTAACATTTATTCTATACCTCTTAAATTTATATTCCATTATACTCCACTGTAAGCATTTTGTCAAGTATTATATTCTTTCTTGAGCACATTAAGTACAGTTCTCTTTCTCAGTCCACTGGTACTAAAGGAGTGTTGTCTACTGTTATAATATATTTCTATATTCTTATTTAGACAGTGCTTCTTACCAGTAAAGTCAAGTGTCTTATATTCCTCACCAATAAATCTCACATCAATTTTATAGGTCAACAATATATCCAGTAAATCTTGTTCAGTCGCATAGGGAATAATCTCATCAATGTAACGACAACCCTCTAACTGTACATATCGTTCGAACACACTTTGTATGGGTGCGTTTTTTTCAGGTCGATCTATAGTTGGGTCAGTCTGTAATCCTACAATGAGATAGTCGCAGTTGTTACTTGCTTCTTTTAACATCGCAACATGCCCACTATGAAATAAATCAAAACAACTACATGTAAATCCTACTCTA